GGGCAACACCTTGATCATGGGATCTGCTGTAGAGGCCACCCTGCGTTTGTCTGTTGCCGAACTCGGTCCTTTTAAGGCGACTTACCTGGCTGATGGTGATAATGCTTTGTTGTTCGTTGAGAGGCGTGTCGCTGAGGGTTTGCGAACTAACTTTGCACGGCTAATGTCACAAGTCTGTGGACATGAGATGACTGTAGAGAAGCCCGTTGATCGCCTTGAAGAAATTACTTTTGGTCAGTGTAAACCTTGTTATAACGGTACGAGTTATACAATGGTCAGACACCCTTTCAAGACCCTGGCTTATGCATTTTCTGGTTATCGGCATTATGACCAAAGAATGTTCACCGGGCCCATGTTGAAGGCTGTGTGTCAGGCCGAGTTATCACTGGCTAGAGGGATCCCTTTGTTGGAGGCTTACTTTGCCAAGGCTCTGACAAAATTGTCAAGTTATCGCGATTTGAAAGACCCAGATTCTTTTCTAGAGGAGCGCTTGAAGCACACTGGAGCAACCACCGGCAGCAAAGCTGACGAGGGTGTTTACGGTGGATGTACCGACGCGGCACGAATATCTTTCGAGGTATCCTGGGGCATCGGTGTGGAAGAGCAGTTGATGTTAGAGAAGCAACTTGTTGACAGTTTGGACCATTGGGTTCTCGCCGACCACTTTGAACGTGTTTTGGTCGGGAACGGTCCGCTGGATGAGACAGATATGGTTGCTAATCGAATCGACCTCTTCCTGGGTGGAAGACGTTTGAAGGAGTAGATATGCTCCGGCGTCTGAGACCGCTCTAATTGCTGAGTTGGTCGTGGACTGTGGTGTGGAAGCATTTAACCTAAGGGTGCCAGGCATAGGAAAGCGCAAGGCTGTAATGGTCGTCAGCGTGGTAGTGGAAACCGGCGGAAAACTCACAACTCCGGCGGCCACTCCTGGTGGTTGATGTGGTTATGCTAGAAGGATAAGCGAGGCTGAGCAGTTCGAAGGATACGAGTTGACAGTTGATGAGAGAAGCGGAACGGATCGTTGGGGAGTCTGGGGGCACAGCCCAGGACCCCGGGAGGTACCAACCGCTCTAAGGGGGTAGTTATAGCACATTAGGGTGCCTGATTCAAAGGAATGCAAGTTGGTTTGGGGCCGGGCTTAGGTCCGGCCTGCACACTGCCTGGATTTGAAGCGTGCGCGGGTGGGGAGGAACCCCGCGTCTGGTACGTGGATGATCGCCAGGGGTGTATGGTAGGCAAGGTGATTGTTTAGCACGGAGGGGCCGATCCCTAAGGCTCTAATCCGTTATCGCGAACTTTCCTGTACCACCTATCTAACCACTACTCAGCTGAACGGAGATGACGGAGGAATTTTGTCACTAGGCTATGTGTTAGGGTGTTGTATTACGTGGAATGAGTCCGGGCAACCGGCACTGCGCCACGTTAACGCGCATCGGTTACACAACCCTGAGGAGTTGCCTTGAGGTCTGGACGTGATTCGAGGAAGTCATTGTCTTCACGGTATATCTGCGTAGAACGGAGTTCTGACTGAGCTGGTCGGGTTTCTAGCACTATCCGGTTATTTGTGAAAGCATCATGGAAAGCGGGCGGCTGTGGTGTAACGAGGCATCAGTCGAGGCGGAAGTTACCGGCTATCCGGCTCGATTAGTAGGGGAAAACGTACCAATCCTGGTGCGGAGTTCGGCTGTTGATTCCCATATCCAGTCGTGTGTAACGTGGGCATTGTCTGTAATGGTCAAGCCCTTCAATGGGGGTGCGGATAATAAAGCTGCCAACCCTAAGTTATCTCTGCCATTGCCAGGAGGTTTGATCGGTAGCGGGCGTCCATGTTTATTAGAGTACATAAGGACGCCGCAGTTAAACTAAAGGTCACTTTCGTACCAAAAGAAAGCGTGATGGCCCGAAACGATATTCGGGAAGGCTGGACAAGACCATGACCAGCGAGCCAAAACCCAAAAGACCGCGGGTGGAGGCACATCTTAC